TCACGACATGACCGCCCGCGCCGTATCCAAGGGAATGAACCGCGAGGAAGCCGTCAACCGCCTGCATGAAGGATTCGCACGCCACACCGGTGACAATCTCGTCTATTTCTTGGTCTACTGGGGATTCGCAACCGAGGCGACTGCCGAGAAGATTGCGGCCGAATACGACGCAAGATTAGCCAGCGTATAACCACCAACAAGGAACCCCGGTTCGCCGGGGGTTTCTTCTTTCGCCTAGCGCATCTCCGAAGGCTTCAACACACGGGTTTCCATCACCGGCTTGTATTCCTTGACCTCCGGTGCATCAATCGCAACAACCGCCGACGCCATAGCATCAACAAGGTCACGGATAGCGCCCGACTCAGGATTACCGGCAACCGCCAAAATCGCCGCCTTCACCTGCGCGTGAGTCGCCACTAGAACTTCTCCAAAAATTCAAGTTTCTTCTTCTTCAGAAGTAACATGTCCATGTCGGAATCGGTGGTCGATTCTGCGTTGTCCGATGCCGGCTTCAACTCGTCAACAACACGCGACAACAAGTTAGCCTCGTCCGCTGACAGTTCCGCACCTTCCTCAATTTTGAGAAGCGCGTCGGCAAGTTCATCGGCGTCAACGTTCGCACGCTTCGCAACCTTGTCCAGGCCACGCATCGTTGTCGTCCCAGCGGTGCCACTGTAGGCCGGGAACGGAACAATACTGCATTCATGAAGCCTCACTGCATTCAAAGTGCGGTTAGTGCCCGACTCGTCCCACGTGTCCCTGATGACACTGAAACCGAACGACATCGAATCCACGTCACCGCGACGAATCAATTCCGCCGTGTCGCGACCAAGGGTTGTGTTCGGGAGTTGTGCGCGAACCTTCAAACCACGCTCATCCTCCACAAGCGTCACAGTGCCCGCGCGGGTAGAACCCAACACGGAACCCGTGTCATGGTTCCACAGAAGTTTGATGTCGTTACGTGACCGCAGAGAACGCTTGAACGCTCCAGGTGCAACAACCTCACGGAACCCGCCAAGGTCCTCCGACTGAGAATTGAACACCGACGCATAACCTTCGAAGGTCATCCCATCCGAACCCTCAAGTTCCCGAATCTCAAACGATGTTTGGTTGGTGCGTGTTTCCAGTTTCTTCAATGCTTCACCCCTTGCGCGGCCTTGATTTTCTTCTTCCAGCATACCAACGACACCCTCCGCATAGTCCATTGCGCGACGTGCGGCACGCTTCGACGGTCCAGAACCCCACAACAAATGCGCCACAACACCAGGTGACGGGTAGCCGTCGGCCTCCGGATTCGCTGCCGGCGCGTCCAGGTCGACAAGGTGACGGGCAATCCACGCTGCTATACGAACCCATTTGTCCGGTGTGAGTGCGTCGCCACGTGCCATTTGGCGTGCCTCGGTGACGGTGCGTTCGGCTAGGCCAGCGCCTGCTAACCCTTGGTCGTAGTAACGCAACCCTTGACGCGCTGACGCCCTCATGTAAGCCGGTGCAACAAGGTTCACCTGCCGAATCGAACGGTCCAACGGTTCAATCTTGGTCAGGGTCGAGAAACGGTGTCCGACGAGGACCTCGGTTTCGTCCCATTCCATTTCGCCATCGTCATCTCCCTCAAGGCGGTAAATGCGAATCAACGCTGCAGGGTCGTCCTCGGATGCGTTGATGCTGAAATCAGAATCGGGGACACCAAGGACACCTTCGGTCATGATGTGTTCGATGCGTCCACGCGCCATGCCACCCGATGAATCCCATTCGACGAAGTCGCCAATCATAAGTTCGCCGGGTTCGGCACGCACCTCGGAACGTTCGCCCTCAAACTCGGAACCCTCGGAAATGCTAATGGCGACACCTTGGTCGATGGCATCTTGTTTCGTGTCGTGGCAACCCATAACTTCGCCGTCGTCCTTCGTGGTTGCCCACTGACCGACCGCGCACGCCGGATTGTTTTCTTCAATGTAGTACGGCACGCTTAGTCGTTCCTCCGAATGTCAACAACGTGAGCAATCAAACCGTTTGGTGTCGACGTACACCAAAGTTCATCGCCCGGACGAAGCGTCATGTAGATTGTGTCAGCCTGGTCGATGTGCATGCCGTCGGCGGTTCCAGCGGTAGCGGAAGAACCACCAATCCAAATATATTCATTCGACGATTTAGTCGCATTGTGGATGACAACATCGTGTGGCATGTTATCCGAACCAACAAGCCTTTGTGCGGTCACATCGCTACATGTCACGTGATAGTTCAGAATGGCCATCAAACAACCTCATCCTTGTATTGGGCGTCAATGTCGTTGCCCTCGGTTTGCGCCTGCGCGTTCTGCGACACACTTTGCAACTGAACCGACGGAAGGCCAGTGTGACCAATCGGGTCGACACCGATGACACGGAGAACTTCCTCCGGAGTGAAACCGGCGTACACCAAGGTTTGAACCATCCGGACACGCTCCATTTGTGCCTTCACGTATGAATCCTCAATGTTCACGTTAGCCAATGGGACACGCGGTTGTGACGCGGCATCCGACATGACCGGTGGCATGTCCTCCAGAGTGCGAACCTCATTGATGGACATTGCTCCAGCCTGCAACATTGTCGAATAAGCGGATGTGCGCGACTGCAAATCGGCGCGAAGAAGTCCGTCCAGGTTGAAGCGCAAGAATGCTTCGCTTCCTCCACGGTAACGCGACATCAATGTCGACATTGCGGATTCCACCTTGGATGCCAGTGGACGGAGTGAGTGTGTAACCCATGCGAGGTTGTTTTGTTCCACCGACGCATAAGTGTTCGTTCCGGGCAAGCCTAGAAGGTGTGGGGGAATGTTGAAGGCGCGTGCCACGTCCTCCACTGCCATTCTGCGGGCCTCAAGCGCCTGGGACTTCTCAGGGTCCACCTGCGTTGGTTTGAACGTTGCACCACCCGACAGAACGCCCGTACGGTGTGCCTTCTGCCAACCACGGTGAGCCTGGTCGAATCCGCGACGCAAATCGTCTGCCTGGGCTGCCGACAACTGGCCTGGAAACTCAATCACGCCACTCAGGGTTGTTCCCATCCCGAAGAACGTTTGCGCGTAACGCTCCAACCCCATTGCGAGGCCGAACGATTCCTTCAAGGCTTCAGTGCGTGCGATACCGCGAACCTGACCGGGCTTGACAAGGTCGGGGATGAAAATGATGTCGTCCGAGGTGAGCGTTTCCGCTTCGCCTTCGACATTGAATTGGAGACGACCAAGCGAGTTGCGTGTCACGCGAACGGACAACGGGTTCAACACAACAAGGTTGACGACCTCATTGCGACGGTTAGAGAACACGCGGATGAACGCGTTGCCCTCCAGAAGCATTGAGGTGAACACCGAGGAATAGAACGCTTCGCGGGTTAGGTCAACGTCGGGTCGTGCAACCCATGCCGGCTTAGGACGGAACGGTTTCCGTGTGCCGTCGTCGCGGATGAAAACATCCAGCGGGAGTGTCGCCAACGTGGTCGAAATGAGGTTCACCGCAGAGAAAACCGCTGGCACCGTATAGGCCGTGTCAGCGTTGATGTTAGTTCCGGAGAACGTTCCGAAGGTGATGTCATCACCCGACGCGAAAACCGACTGGTACGAAACCGCACGTTGTTCGAAAAGCCTATTGAAAACCATGAACTACTTCCCTAGGGCGAAACCGATGACTGTCAGAAACACACCGCCAATGATGATTCCGACCGGAACGGACACAAGCAAAGTTCCCACGGTAATCGCAACGACTCCGACAATCTGTAGAACTGTAGACATGATGGAAGCCTATCCGAAAAACTGAGGAATCACTTGTGGTTCTATTCTACCGGACACAACGGCACGGTCCACGGCGATGACCATTGCAACCGCACCGTCAATCTTGCGAGGTGAGTTCCTGGATTCCTTCACAATTCGAGGACCGATGTTGTCGTTCTTGACGACCGCGTTTTGAAGGTGCCGGGTGAGAACACCGTTGCCGTCGTGGATAAGTTTCTTGTCCATGACCATGTCAAACACGGACTGACACGCTGCGACCATGCGACGCGGCGACGTGGACGGGTATTCCACAATCGGGACACCCTTTTCTTCCAACGCCTGCATCGACCGTTGCCAACGGAACG